TTTGTTGTTATAAAGGGCAGTTTGTGGCTTTTGAAGTCAAGACTGAACAGGGCAGGCTGTCAAAATTGCAGGAGATTACGATTGAAAGAATACGACAAGCTGGTGGCATTGCTGCTAAAGTTACGACTTTGGCAGAAGTAAAAGATATTTTGAAAGGAGTGGTGCCGGAGAAATAAACTGCATAGGACAAAGATACAAAGTTCAGAGTCACAAAATACAAATTACAAAATGCAGATAAATTTTAAATTTGTAATTTGGAAGGTGTTTTTATGACCACAAAAGAATTTTTAAATCAAGCTTATCGTATCGACCAGAGAATTAACAGCAAACTTGAACAAATAAAAAATTTGAGAGAGTTGGCAACAAAAGCCACGTCTACAATTAGCGAAACCGGCGTTTGTGATTCCGGGAATAATCAGCGCATGGAAAGTAATGTTGTAAAAATCGTTGATTTGGAACGTGAAATAAACGAGGATATAGATATGTTGATTGAAGTTAAGAAAGGTATTATGGCAATGATAAAAAAAGTTGAAAATCCAGAATATCAAACGTTGCTAGAACTTAGGTACCTCTGTTTTAAAAGGTGGGAACAAATAGCATTGGACATGGATTACAGCATTCAACATACTTTTAGAATTCATAACAAGGCATTAGAAAAAATAAAATTTTTTAAAGATGAGAGTAAATGTTATAGAATGAGAGTATGTTAATGTTGTACTATTATAATAGCGAGGAATAAATTAGAGGAGCCTTCACTTGAAAAGAGTGAAAGGCTCTTGTTTGTTAAAGGGGTGTATTTAAATGCCAAGAAAGCCGAAGAGCCCATGCAGGTGGCCGCATTGCCCTGTGTTATCGGAAGAAATATATTGTGAGAAACACACAAAGTTAGCCGAAAGACAGTACAACAAATATAAGCGAGACCCACAAACCTACAAACGTTATGGTAACCGATGGAGGCAAATACGCGAGCTTTACATCAAGGAACATCCTGTTTGTGAACTGTGCGAGAAGCAGGGCAAGCTCACTCCAGTACAGGAAGTACACCACATCATTCCTCTTTCTCGAGGTGGCACACATCATGAAGACAATTTGATGAGCCTTTGCAAAAGCTGTCATTCAAGGATTACAGCAACTGAAGGAGGCAGATGGGGATAATAAAAAGAAAAACTTTCACTTTAGAGTATGAAATTTTAGAATAGAAATCATATGCGGTTTATCAGCCCGATATGTGCGTAATACGCACATAAAAAATGTAGAAAAAGAGTGAAATGGGGAGATAAAAATCTCTGCGAAAGATGTCGAACCCAACGGGGCTGGGGTGTCACGCGCAAAAATTGCAATTCAAAGGCCGTATTAATGGCAAAAAGGAGGGAAATATGGCAAAGGACGGAACAAACAGAGGAGGCAGACGAACACGAGCAGGCAGCAAGCCGAATGCGTTAGTAGATAAAATAGCCGCCGGAAAATCGGCAAATGTGCTAGATATGTCGGAGTTTGAAATAGATGAACAATTTGATCTAAATGACTTTTCAGAGATGTCAGAGTTACAAGGTGAAAACATACCAAAACCAAGTGAATATTTAAATACACAGCAGAAAAACGGAAAACCTCTGGGCGCTGATAAAATTTTCAGGGAAACATGGATATGGCTGAAAGAGCGAAGGTGTGAGAAATTCGTAAACCCACGGCTGGTCGAGGCTTACTCACAGGCGTTTGCAAGGTTTATTCAGTGCGAGGAAGCTATAAGTACATTCGGATTTTTAGGTAAACATCCAACAACAGGAAATGCTATAGCTAACCCATTTGTACAGATGAGTATATCATTTCAAAAACAGGCAAATCTTTTGTGGTACGAGATTTTTGACATAGTTAAACAAAACTGTACAACAGAGTTTGTAGATACACCTCTAAATGACGATATGGAATTGCTGCTTACTGCAAGAAAGGTGCGTGGTCGCACATAACAATTCGCACGCTGAAATTGAAGCAAAATAATAGTTTTTTGTGCCTGCGATTTGGTTATATGCACAGTATGATGTATGCAATCGCCCCGCCGAGGAGGAGAAAATAACAATGGATATAACATGGCTTTTAACGGCAGTCTCGTTAATCGGGACTGTTTTTAATATCAGAAAAAAGATAATTTGCTTTTACATATGGCTCATTGGAGATGTTTGCTGGTTCATTCTGGATTACACAAATGGAGTGTATGGTCGAGCAATGCTTGACTTTGTACAGATCTTACTGGCATTTTGCGGAATCATAGAATGGCGAAAGGAGAGGCGATTTTAAATGAAAATAGAAAAAATGAACATTTCAAAACTCAATCCAGCTGAGTACAATCCAAGGAAAAATTTGCAGCCGGGAGATGCTGAGTACGAAAAATTAAAGCGTTCCATGGAGCAGTTTGGCTATGTAGAGCCAGTTATTTGGAATAAAACAACAGGTAGAGTTATAGGAGGACATCAAAGATTAAAGGTTCTTGTTGATTTGGGACTAAAAGAAGTTGATTGTGTTGTAGTTGAGATGGATGAAGAACGAGAAAAAGCCCTAAATATTGCACTGAATAAAATCAACGGAGAGTGGGATACCGATAAACTTGCAATGCTTATTTCTGATTTACAAGGCTCAGATTTTGATGTATCGCTGACGGGCTTTGAAGAGGCCGAGATTGCCAACTTATTTGAAAAAACAGGAGAAAAAGAAGTCCGAGATGATGACTTTGACTTGACCGCCGCGCTGGAAAAAGCCTCATTTGTGGAACGCGGAGATATCTGGATAGTCGGCAGACACAGATTAATGTGTGCAGATGCAACAAGCGCTGAAGATGTAGCTGCATTAATGGACAGAAAACGTGCAAACTTAGTTGTAACAGACCCACCATATAATTGCTCATATGAAGGTGGCACAGGAATGAAAATTATAAATGATAGCTGGGATAACTCAAAAAAATTTTATCAGTTTCTTTTGGATGCGTTTAAAAATGCATATGACAGCTTATCAGATGGTTCTGCTTTTTATTGTTTTCATTCTGATGCTGAGAAAGTAAATTTTTTTAATGCTACAGTAGATGCAGGGTTTCATTATTCAACGACATGCATATGGGTAAAAAATGCCCTTGTAATTGGTAGAATGGATTATCAAATGCGGCACGAACCCATTGTTTATGCATTCAAAAATACAGCAAAACACAAATTTTACGGGGATAGAAAACAAACAACTGTATGGGAGTTTGATAAACCTGCAAAATCACAACTTCATCCAACAACAAAGCCGTTATCTTTGGTAGCATATCCAATAAAAATGTCTTCACAGGAAAATGGGATTGTTCTAGACTTGTTTGGAGGCAGTGGCTCGACGCTCATAGCATGTGAGCAGATGAATAGAGTTTGTCATACGATGGAACTTGACGAGAAATATGCATCTGTAATTTTGAGACGAGCTGTCGAAAATGGAATATCACCTAACGATATTTATGTTTTTAGAGACAATGTACGAATTCCTTATGCTGAACTTGTGAAAGAGATTGATCTTAAAGCTTAATGCAAAACAATTTATTTGTGATGTTGATTTAGCAATGAAGGGCGGGTTGTGAGAAATTCATGAAAAAAATGAATAAATACAAGCCAACAAAATTTATGGCAAAAGGCTCTCGCTATGATAAAAAAATGGCAGATTATGCAGTTCAGTTTATTGAATGTCTGTGCCACACTAAAGGTACGTGGGCAGGAAAGCAATTTAAACTACTTGAGTGGCAAGAGCAAATTATAAGAGATTTATTTGGAGTTTTAAAACCTAACGGATATCGGCAATTTAATACAGCTTATGTCGAAATTCCAAAAAAAATGGGGAAATCTGAACTTGCAGCGGCAGTGGCTCTTTTGCTTTGTTGTGGAGATAATGAAGAACGAGCTGAAGTGTATGGCTGTGCAGCTGACAGGCAGCAAGCGTCAATCGTTTTTGAAGTTGCAGCTGATATGGTAAGAATGTGTCCAGCCTTGGCTAAAAGAATCAAACTTTTGATTTCGCAAAAACGTATTATTTATAGGCCGACCAACAGTTTTTATCAGGTATTATCAGCAGAAGCGTATTCAAAGCATGGATTTAATATCCATGGAGTAATATTTGATGAATTACATACACAGCCAAACAGAAAACTTTTCGATGTTATGACAAAAGGTTCAGGTGACGCAAGAACACAGCCGCTATACTTTTTAATAACAACAGCTGGAAACGATACACACAGCATTTGTTATGAAACACATCAAAAAGCCAAAGACATCCTTGAAGGCAGAAAAATTGACCCAACATTTTATCCTGTGATTTACGGAGCAGAAGAGTCGGATGATTGGACAGATCCTGAGGTTTGGAAAAAAGTAAATCCATCGCTTGGAATAACAGTGGGACTTGATAAAGTTAAAGTTGCGTGCGAATCAGCAAAACAAAATCCCGGAGAAGAAAATAGTTTTAGGCAACTTCGGCTAAATCAATGGGTAAAACAGGCAGTAAGGTGGATGCCGATGGATAAGTGGAACGCGTGTAGCTTTAATGTGAATGAAGAAGAGCTGCGTGGCAGAGTCTGCTATGGTGGGTTGGATTTATCGTCAACCACTGATATAACTGCGTTCGTACTAATTTTTCCTCCCGAAGATGAAGACGATAAGTATAGCATTCTCCCCTATTTTTGGTTGCCAGAGGACAATCTTACCCTCAGAGTAAATCGTGACCATGTACCTTACGATGTATGGCAGAGGCAAGGATATCTTAAAACTACTGAAGGCAATGTGGTCCACTATGGATTTATTGAAAAATTTATCGAAGAGCTTGGAAAGAAGTACAACATACGAGAAATAGCGTTTGACCGCTGGGGCGCTGTGCAGATGGTCCAAAATCTTGAAAGCATGGGATTTACAGTAGTTCCATTTGGACAGGGGTTTAAGGATATGAGCCCGCCGACAAAGGAACTTATGAAACTCACTTTAGAGCAGAAAATCGCGCATGGAGGGCATCCAGTGCTGGCTTGGATGATGGATAATATTTATGTGCGCACGGATCCAGCTGGCAACATCAAACCAGATAAAGAGAAATCTACCGAAAAAATAGACGGAGCAGTAGCGTTAATAATGGCTTTAGACCGAGCGATACGCAATCAAGGCGAAGACTTTAATTCTGTATATAATGAAAGAGGTTTACTCATTCTTTAATCGAGCGAGGCGGAAAAATAAAATATTAATTTGTTTTTAATGTCAACAGAAATGTTGGCATTTTGTTATTTAAAAAATTTTTTTTGGAGGTTTTATTTATGAACAACTTAAAAGTATTTAAAAATCAAGAGTTTGGTGAAGTCAGGACAGTCACAATAAATGATGTGCCATATTTTGTGGGGAAAGATGTTGCTGAAATTCTCGGGTACCAAAACGGTAGTCGAGATATAAATAGGCACGTCGATACTGAAGACAGGCAAAAAACCATGGTATTTGATGGCAATCAAGATAAAGAGACAATAGTTATCAACGAGAGTGGTCTCTATAGTTTGATTTTATCAAGCAAACTGCCAAGTGCGAAAAAATTTAAACGTTGGGTGACGAGCGAGGTTTTACCGTCGATCCGCAAACATGGAATGTATGCAATTGATGATTTAATTGCCGATCCAGACTTAGGTATTGCGGCTCTTAACGCATTAAAAGCAGAACGAGAGAAAAATAAGGAACTCGAGCAGTCCGTAGCAGTGCAGACTCAGCAAATTTCAAAGCTGACGCCGAAAGCGAGCTATTATGATGTTGTGCTTAATTGTAAAGATTTGGTTTCGATGTCAACAATATCTAAGGATTACGGCTGGAGCGGCGCGGAGCCCGCGCAGGCAAATCGCGTAACAAAGTTAGAGCTTAGTTATAACACTTTTTTGCTCGCGTCTTAATCTTATGCGTATAAAAGGCTATACAAGCACGAAAACTCATACTTACCTTGATAATGACGGTCAACACACAAAAGTTCACACATATTGGACACAGAAAGGACGACTATTTATCTACGAATTATTAAAAGAAGACGGGATATATCCCAATATTGAAAAATTAGTAGGTTAAGAATTAAATGCTAGAAAGGTTTTTGTTGATATGAGCATCTTAAAAAATCTGTTTCATTCAAGAGATAAACCACAAAACTATCTGTCAGGAAGCAGATACAAAGTGCTTTTTGGAAGGACGACAAGTGGAAAAAACGTAGATGAACGCTCTGCAATGCAAGTTACAACGGTATATGCATGTGTAAGGATTTTGGCAGAAGCCGTGGCAGGACTGCCATTACACACATATCGTTATTTATCAGGCGGAGCAAAAGAAAAAGCACTAGACCATCCTCTTTATTATCTTTTGCATGATGAGCCAAATCCGGAGATGACTTCGTTTGTGTTTCGGGAGACACTGATGAGTCATCTACTTTTATGGGGTAATGCCTATGCTCAAATTATTCGCAACGGCAAGGGTGAAATATTAGCACTTTACCCGTTAATGCCAAACCGTATGACAGTCGATAGAGCATCAAACGGTGAAATTTATTACACATACATGGTCAATGACAGCGATAATCCTACGCTCAAAGCGCAAGGGCAAGTGTATTTAAGAAAAGAGGATGTCTTACATATTCCTGGTCTAGGATTCGATGGTTTGGTTGGATATTCCCCTATTTCAATGGCTAAAAATGCCGTAGGAATGGCACTTGCCTGTGAAGAATATGGTGCTAAATTTTTTGAAAATGGAGCATCGCCGAGTGGAGTTTTGGAACATCCGTCAATAATTAAAAATCCAGATAAACTCCGTGAAAGCTGGAATTCTCTGTTTCAAGGCAGCGGAAATTCCCATCGAGTGGCTGTCCTGGAGGAGGGACTTACGTTTAAACCAATTGCAATTTCACCCAATGAAGCTCAGTTTTTAGAGACAAGAAAATTTCAAATAGATGAAATTGCAAGGATATTCAGAGTACCGCCACACATGGTGGGAGATTTGGAAAGAGCCTCATTTTCTAATATAGAAGAGCAGTCCCTGGAATTTGTAAAATACACCTTCAACCCTTGGGTTACGCGGTGGGAACAGGCGATTCAGAGGTCACTGTTTTTAGAGAGCGAAAAGCGAGAATATTTTGTAAAGTTCAATGTTGACGGATTGCTGCGTGGCGACTATGAAAGCCGCATGAATGGTTATGCAACAGCAAGACAAAACGGTTGGATGAGTGCTAATGACATAAGAGAACTTGAAAATATGGATTTAATCCCGGACGGACTTGGGGGTAACTTGTACTTGATTAACGGAGCAATGACAAAATTAGAGGATGCAGGCGGATTTATGCGCTCTGATTCTAAAGGAACTGAGACAAAGGAGGATGATATCGATGGAGAAAATAACAAACAGTCCGAAGAGAACAGCTCGCTGGTGGAACTGGATTGATACTGATAATGGGCGTGAACTTCGAATTGAGGGCGCCATAGCCGAAGAAAGCTGGATTGATGATGAGATCACGCCAAAGCAATTTAAATCTGAACTAATGTCCGGGAATGGCGATATTACTGTATTTATCAATAGTCCGGGCGGCGATGTGTTCGCAGCAGCTCAGATTTATAATATGCTGATGGAATACAAAGGCAATGTGACTGTCAAGATAGACGGTATCGCAGCTTCGGCAGCCTCAGTGGTAGCCATGGCAGGAACTAAAGTTCTAGTGTCTCCCGTAAGTCAAATCATGATCCATAACCCCATGACAGCGGCGTTTGGCGATACACAGGAGATGCAAAAAGCGATCTCAATGCTTGGTGAAGTCAAAGAGTCTATCATAAATGCCTATGAGATAAAAACAGGACTTTCACGAGCCAAAATATCGCGTTTGATGGACGCAGAAACCTGGATGAACGCGCAAAAAGCCGTAGAGTTGGGATTTGCAGACGAAATTTTGTATGCAAATAATAATTCTGATTACGAAATATCGCAAGGACAGCTATTTAGTCAGGCAGCATTTGATAGAAAAATTATAAATAAAATTTCAAAAATAGAATCAAAAATAACATTAGAGTCGCTGCAAAAGCGGCTTTCTTTATTGAAACATTAAATTTATAAAGGAGAGAACAGATTATGAATAAAATACTTGAATTACGTGAGAAACGTGCAAAAGCATGGGAAACTGCAAAGAATTTTTTGGATAGCAGACGAGGTGAAAATGGGCTAGTTTCAGCTGAAGATAATTCTACATACGAAAAAATGGAAACAGAAGTCGTAAACCTTGGTAAAGAAATTGACAGATTGGAAAAGCAAGCTGCAATTGACTTAGAGCTGTCTAAGGCAACCAGTGCACCTCTTTTAGAAAAACCTCAAGCTGATGCAAGATCGCGAAAAACAGGTAGAGCTAGCAATGAGTATAAAAATGCGTTTTGGCAAGTAATGAGAAATAAAGCTGGGCTTGAGGTAAAGAATGCCCTTCAAATAGGCAGTGACGCCGAAGGAGGCTATTTAACGCCTGATGAATTCGAACATACTTTGGTTGAAGCTTTAGAGGAAGAAGACATTTTCAGGGGGCTTGCAAACACAATTCAAACGTCCAGTGGAGACCGCAAAATTCCAGTCGTAGCAACGAAAGGCGATGCTTCATGGGTTGATGAAGAGGGGGCAATTCCAGAAAGTGATGATAGCTTTAAACAGGTAACGCTGAGCGCATACAAGCTGGCAACAATGATAAAAATTAGTGAAGAGTTATTGAATGACAGCGCTTTTGACCTTGAGAGTTATGTTGCAAAAGAATTCGGCAGACGCATTGGTACAAAAGAGGAAGAAGCCTTTTTTGTAGGAGACGGAACAGGAAAACCAACAGGAATTTTAGATGCAACAGGAGGAGGTCAGCTTGGAAAAACTACTTCTGGAGCAGCAATTTCATTTGATGAAATCATGGACTTATTTTATAGTTTAAAGTCACCGTACCGCAAAAATGCAACGTTTTTAATGAATGACTCCACAGTTAAAGCTATCAGAAAATTAAAAGATGGAGCCGGGCAGTATATCTGGCAACCGTCAATGGTTACGGGAACGCCGGATACTATTTTAAACCGTCCAGTTTTGACATCAGCATATATGCCGGAAATCTCTGCGGGGAACAAAACAGTTGCCTTTGGCGACTTTAAATATTACTGGATTGGTGCGACTTGTTCCTAACTGAAAAGGTTAGGCGCAGATATAAATATATTTGTGAACTGGCGCTTTGATGTGTGGAATGATAGGGTAACGCCTTGAAACGCACACTCTAATCTCCGACTGGCATTTCCGGAAAACTGGATTTGTCAGAAGCTCGGTGAAGTCGGCGGAAGCATACCGTATCAGCATAATATTATGTTGACGAAACCGTTCCAGAGGTGGAATGTGTATGTGACACGCCGGGAGTCTATAAAATATCTATGGTGAGAATGTCCGATGACGGACTGACGAATCTGCGAATGTACGGGTCTAAAAGTAGATTTCATAGAAATGTGAAAATGCCTTAAATGGCAGTCAGTGCGGTTAAGTAAAAATCTATCCTCTGAAAGACCGTTCTGCATTACAGGTGTAGACAAGCTGACAGGCTCAGAGCAGACACCTACGGATATATGCACAGATAAAAGTATCGGAACAAGGAAAGGTACAGGGTTGCAATGCAATATGCGGACGAAGAAAATAAGTCGCAGAACCTGTGCTGAAAAGTGAAGCTCGAACCATTGAAGTGCTTGTAATGAGCATGGAGGAATGGGCTTTAGTCGGAATCGTTATTCTATTGCTATTCAGTCGTATAAGGATTCGAGTATGACAAAAAGGGACACTTTCCCCGAAAGGAGAGTGATGCCTTATGCCAAATTCTAAACCTAAAAACAAACTGCTATGTATAGAAACCTTAAGGCACTCCGAATATTACGGGTTGCAGGAAACATTTGAAAAGCTATATCAGCAAAGCACAAAAGGAGAAACATTTTCCTCTCTTATGCCGCTGATTTTTAGCAAGGAAAATATTCTGCTCGCATACCGTAATATCAAGGCAAACAGGGGCAGTAAAACACCGGGAACTGATGGAATTACCATAAATGAAATAGAAAAATTATCGCCGGACGAAGTAACTGCAAAGATTCTGTACATAGTTAAAGGTAGCGAACACGGATACAGACCTAAACCTGTACGAAAAAAAGATATTCCAAAACAATCAGACCCCACTAAAACACGTCCTCTTGGAATTCCGTGTATGTGGGACAGACTGATACAACAATGTATTAAACAAGTGCTTGAACCAATTTGCGAAGCAAAATTTTCTAAGAGAAGCTACGGCTTTCGACCCAACAGAAGTGTAAGAGACGCAATTGGCAGGATGAATTTTCTGCTTCAAAATGCAAATCTGCATTATGTGATTGAGTTTGACATAAAAGGATTTTTTGACAATGTAAATCACAAAAAATTGATGAAACAAATCTGGACACTTGGCATTCATGATAAAGAATTATTGTATATGATTCAGAAAATTCTGAAAGCCCCTGTTAAGATACCGGACGGAAAACTCATCCTACCCGACAAAGGCACACCGCAAGGCGGAATCATCTCTCCGCTGTTAGCAAATATTGTTCTGAATGAACTTGACCACTGGGTAGAAAGTCAGTGGGAAAATAATCCGGTAGCAATCAAACACACATATTGCTACAACGGACGGGCTAACAAGGGCGCTGGATATCGAATAATGCGTAAAACTGGTATGAAAGAAATGTTTATTGTGCGTTATGCAGATGATTTTCGCATATTGTGCAGAAACAAATCAGATGCACAGAACATTCTTACGGCGGTAACGCTTTGGCTGAAAGAAAGACTGAAACTTGAGGTATCCCCGGAAAAAACGCAGATTGTGAATGCAAGAAAACATAATACGGAATTTCTTGGTTTCAAAACCAAATTGTGCAGTAAAGGGAAAGACAAATATAAAGTAGTTTCTCATATGGGAGACAAGGCTCTGAAAAATGCAAAAGAAAAATTGGTTCAGCAGGCTCACCGCATTGCGAAACCGCCTAAGAACTCAACAGAAGCATATGAAGTTATGCTATATAACACGATGGTAATGGGAATTCAGAATTATTATAGTCCTGCCACCCTTATCTCCGCAGATTGCAGAGTATTACATCGTGCTGTAATGACAACTCTCACCAATCGTTTGACATCTGAAAGAGGAACACGTCTTGTCAGAAAAGGACGTAAATTAACAGATGTAGAGCAGAAACGATATGGGAAATCAAAAATGCTTCGTTTCCTTGCTGGTTCAGAAGAACCTATCTACCCAGTCGGATTTATCAAAAATCAACCCGCATTACAAGGGAAAAACATGAGTATATATACACCGGAAGGACGAGAATATTTCCACACAAACCTTCAAATCAATACTTCGTTATTGATGGAACTGATGCAAAACTCACATCTATGTAAAAGTGTGGAATATGCAGATAACAGAATATCACTGTTTTCGGCTCAAAAGGGAAAATGTTCAGTTACAGGAAAAGAATTCACCTGTACTTACGAAATACATTGCCACCATATCATACCTAAAAAGTCTGGCGGTAATGATAAGTACAGTAATCTTACTCTTGTGCTGAACAGTATACACATTTTGATTCATGCTACTGACGGTGAAACAATACGCAGGTATCTCTCTATTCTGAAATTAGATAAAAACGGCAAAAGGAATCTAAACTCTCTCCGTGAAAAAGCTAATAACCCTCCAATTTGAAAATAATCGGTGAAGAAATATTGGTAGACTGATATAAGCGAAAACAAATAACGATTTCGATGGAACGCCGTGCGCGGTGAAAGTCGCATGCACGGTGTGGAGCGGGGGAAAATCTCGAGATAATATCAGAAGATTACCTATCGCTATCGGATCGTCAAGGCAGGAGTTTCAAGCGTTTAAACGAGCTATTTGCAGTAACCGGGCAGATTGGATTTGTGGCGACTCAACGATTAGACGGTAAGCTCATATTACCTGAGGCAGTGAAATATTTGCAGCAAAAAGCTTAGGCAATGTAAACGTACATTGAATTAACTGAAAGGAGATTTTATATGTCATACAACTGTAAAAATTACACAGAACAAGGCGGAGAAAAAACAGTTATAGGTGGTACACTGGAAATAGCTGAAGGAGGCAAAGTCTTAGGACTTGAATCAACATTTACACAAGCGGAAAATCAAGATGAAAGTACAGCATCGACGATTGCAGAGCTGAAATCGGACTTTAATGCGTTGCTTTTGAAACTAAAAGAAGCCGGTCTAATGAAGCAAAACAGTATTTAAGCGGGAGAGTAGATTTATATGAATGACTTGCTCGATAAAGTGAAAGCAAATTTAATTCTTTATCATAACGAAGATGATGAACTTATAAGAGGTTACATTAATGCTGCCATATGTTATGCAGAAAGCTATCAGAAAATGAATAGTGGTTATTATTTAAACAATGAAATGTCGCAGACAACAGAACAGGCTGTTATAATGCTGGCAACACACTTTTACGAGAGCCGTGACGGAAGCACATCCGGTTTTTGGGGCGATAACGTGCAAGCGTCAGAGCAAGTTTGGAGTACGGTTAATCGGCTTTTACAGCTTGATAAAGATTGGCAGGTTTAAAATAATGTACAATGTACAAGGCACAATGTACAATGAAAGTGGCCGGCTTTGCCGCCACTAAATATAGTGCCACGAAGTGGCAAACCGCAATTGTACACTGTAAATTGTAAACCGTACATTTGATAACGCGAGCGAAGGGAGCGATATCGTGTCGTTTGGAAAAATGAATAGCTTTATAGATATAATTTCTGCTGAAAATGTTATTGATTCGGAAGGATTTTCTAGGAGAAAAGAGACAATTTTAGCAAGTGTTCGTGCATATAGAGAAGATAGGCATGGTAACCGGATGTGGGCGAATATGGCATCATTTTCAGAGGCAACAGTATTGTTTAGATTTAGAAAAATACCGAATTTAAATATTACAACGAAAATGGATATTTCTTGCAGTGATGGCAGATACAGCATATTATCGGTAGAAAATATTAAAGATCGATGCATGTACATTGAAGTTTTAGCAAAGAAAATAGAATCGTCTTGTTAGACTATCTGGAAAAAGGAGGGTGCTTCGACATGGGCAAATGCGAGATTAAAATGCCGGAAAAGTTTTTATTAAAGGTATCAAAGCTGGGGAAAGAAACAGATGAAATAGTTTCTAAAACTTTGAAAGTCGGTGGAGAAATCATGTTTAAAAGCGTTAAATCACATCTGAAAACGGTTATTGGCAAAGATTTAAAGCGCAAGAAAAGGTCAACAGGTGAACTGATTAGTTCGTTGGGAGTGTCTCCAGATGATGTAGATAATAAGGGGATACATAATGTGAAGATAGGGTTTAATGAACCGAGACTTCATCAGTATGCGGCGAAAGGTAAACGTAGTTACTATACAATAACTAACGCTATGATAGCAAATGTGATCGAGTTTGGAAAATCTGGTCAAAATCCAAGACCATTTTTGAAACCTGCAAAGAATAAATCTAGAAAAGCGTGTATTATGGCGATGGAAACAAAACTTAAAGAGGAGATAAATAAATTATGAGCGGCAGCATATTATTTGATCTAAAAGAAGTCCTTTCAACGTTAAATATTCCGCTTGAAACAGGCACATTCAAAGATCCAGCGCCTGATGAGTATCTAGTTTTAACACCGATTACTGATGGTTTCGATGTTTTTGCAGACAATTTACCCGATTACGAAGTTTCTGAAGTGCGAATATCATTATTTACAAAATCAAATTACATACAAAGAAAAAATCAAATTACGAAGCTTCTGCTTCTATCTGGTTTTACTATTACAGGCAGATGGTATGTGGAATACGAGCAGGATACAGGGTATCATCACTATACCATTGATGCGGCAAAGGAATATAAATTTTAGGAGGAGATAGACTTGGCAACAATAGGCCTTGATTCGCTATTTTATGCGAAAATAACTGAAGATACAAATGGAAATGAAACTTACGATACACCGAAAATACTAGCAAAAGCAATGACGGCAGAACTGACGATAGATCCTGCAGAAGCAACACTTTTTGCAGATGATAGCGTTTGCGAAGTGGTAAAGGAATTTAAAAGCGGCACGCTGACCCTTGGGATTGACGATATAGGCGCAGCAGTAGCCGGAGATTTAATAGGTGTAAAAATTGATAACAACGGAGTGCTTGTTTCATCGGTAGAGGACAGTGCAGAACCTGTAGCAGTAGGATTTAGGGCAAAAAAAGCAAACGGTAAGTACAGATATTTCTGGCTATATCGGGTCAAATTTGGCATTCCGGGAACGAGTTTACAGACAAAAGGAGACAGCATAACGTTTTCAACACCGACCATTGAAGGAACTGTCATGCGGAGAAATAAAGAGAATGCAGGAGGAAATCACCCATGGAAAATTGAGGTGACAGAGGGCGAAACTGGTGTTACTCCGGCTACAATTTCAGGATGGTTTTCAGAGGTTTATGAACCTGATTTTGAGTCTATAAATCCGAAGGAGTAGATATGTGGCTATGGATATAAATGAAAGAAGTGCATCAATTACAGTTAATGGTGAAAATTATGAACTTATTTTAACGACAAAAGCAACAAAAGAACTTGCAGCGAGGTATGGAGGTCTTGAAAATTTAGGGGATAAGCTGATGCAATCTGAAAAATTTGAAGAAGTGCTTGAAGAAATTGTGTGGATGATAGTGCTGTTGGCAAATCAAAGCATTATGATACATAATTTGAAAAATCCAAAGAACAAAAAAGAATTTCTAACAGAAGAAAAGCTGGAACTATTAACATCGCCGACGGATTTAGCGAATTTTAAGGATGCCATAATGCAGGCTATGACTAAAGGGACAAAAAGAAATATAGAGAGTGAAGAAACAGACGCAAAAAACGGACAAACCGAGTAAAAGATGAAGAATTTTTTACTCGGTTGATCTATTTTGGAACAGTGCATTTAAGACGCAGCGAAGACGAGGTATGGTTTATGCCAATAGGTTTGCTGCTTGATTTAATAGAGTGCCATAAACAGTACTATGGTCTATCGAAGCCCCGCGTGGAGGTGTTTATTGATGATGTGATTCCATTTGGCATTTAGTCAATTTTATAAGAAGGGAGAGTTAATTCATTTATGGGTTATGATAATTTTGGTTTGAAGATAGGAATAGACGGCGAACGCGAATTTAAAAATTCTATAAGAGAAATTAATTCTTCATTCAAAATCCTAAAAAGCGAAATGAATTTAGTAACATCGACCTTTAAAGGGAACGCAAATTCAATGGACAGCTTGACATCTAAAAGCGGTGTTTTAACAAGAGAAATAGAATCTCAAAAAGAAAAAATCAAAGTTTTAAAAAGTGCTCTTGATAATGCTTCGAAGTCATTTGGTGAAAATGATAAAAGGACACAAGCTTGGGTATCTAAACTCAATTATGCTGAGGTGGAACTAAACAACATGGAGCATGAGCTCAAAGATGTCAATTCGCAGCTGGAAAAATCGAAAACACCTCTAGACAAATTAAATACGGAACTAGCAAGTCAGGGCGAAAAGCTAAAATCTTTACAAACTGCATATAAAAATGTTGTGCTTGAGCAAGGCAAAAACAGCACCGAAGCTAAAAGTTTAGCCTCACAAATAAAATCCTTAAACAGCGATATTAAGGATAATAAAGATAAGCTAAATGCTGCAGAAAAGGCTACAGAACAGCTTGGAGACGAGATGAATAACACCAAAAATCAAACATCCAAGCTGAGCGAAGGATTCACCGTCATGAAGGGCGTAATTGCAAATTTAGCAAGCGATGCCATCCGGATGCTTGGCCGGAATTTAGTCGGTGCAGTAAAATCTGTTGTCTCAGGTGGAATTGAGTTTGAGAGCGCATTTGCCGGAGTTAGAAAGACAGTCAATGCAACAGATGAAGAATTTGAGAAATTTGAGTCCGGTTTGCGCTCGATGTCAACACAGATGCCAACAACGGCTTCGGAGCTTTCTGCAATTGCTGAGGCTGCAGGACAGCTTGGGATTAAAAATGAAAATCTTCTCTCTTTTACCGAAACCATGGCAAACCTTGGTGTTGCCACAAACATGAGCTCCGATGAGGCCGCAACGGCGCTTGCGCGGCTTGCCAACATTACCGGAATGAATCAGGAGAATTTCGACAGGCTTGGTTCTTCGATAGTTGCACTCGGAAACAATTTTGCAACGACTGAATCCGAAGTTACGCAGATGGCTCTAAATATCTCAGCCGCCGGTTCGCAGGTCGGCATGACCGAGGCAGATATTTTAGGAGTTGCGGCGGCTTTGTCATCCTTAGGCTTGGAGGCACAGGGCGGCGGCACGGCGATTTCTCGGGCAATAATAATGATGGCGAACGCGTGTGAGACTGGTAGCTCGGAGCTTGAATATTTTGCAAAAGCGGCAGGGATGTCAACAGCAGAATTTCAGAAATATTTTGCTGAAGATGCAACCTGGGCACTGACAAAATTTATTGCGGGTCTTGGAAATTTGCAGGATGAGAGCGCGTTAAAATTTCTGGACGATATGGGAATTAGCGAAACACGGCTTCGTGATGCGCTTTTAAGGGCTTCGAACGCAAATGATTTATTTACAAATGCAATAAAAACTTCAAATGAGGCTTGGAGCGAAAATACAGCTCTTACAAATGAGGCCCAGCAGCGGTATGCAACGACCGAAAGCAAAGTTCAAATTCTTAAAAATATATTTTCGGAGATGAGCCTAACTCTTTATGATAAAGTCCAGGAACCGCTTCAGAATGCTGCTTCAAAGCTTACTGAGTTTTTCTCAAAGGCAAGCGAATCCGGCGCGCTCAAAGATGCTCTAGATAAATTATCTGAGAGCGCAGGGGTTTTAATTGAGGGCATCAGCGAGATGGTCGTAAATTTACTGCCGCCATTAATGAATGGCATTTCTTGGCTGATTGAAAATTCTGACTTGGTTGGAATTGCTATCGGAGGTATTACAACCGCGATGATTGCGATGAAAGCAGTAAAATTTGCAGGAGAAATCGGCGACGCATTTACTCAGATGCAGAATTTCGGGAGCAAAATCTTAGATGTTGCTTCAAACTTAGATTTCATGCGGCTAAAAGAGATTGCTTTGACTGTGGCTCAGGGTGCGGTTACGGCGTCTCAATGGCTGATGAATGTTGCGATGAACGCAAATCCGATTGGTCTGATTATTACTGCGATAGGCGCGCTTGTAGGCGCTTTTATTCTTTTATGGAACAATTGTGAAGGATTTCGGAACTTCTGGATAAATTTATGGGAAAGTGTAGTTTCTGCTTGCAATGCGGCTTGGAAGTGGATTTCTTTGTTCTTTACGGAATGGATTCCAAATGCTTTTGGCACGATGATAAATTGGATAAATGAAAATTGGCAAAGTCTTTTATTGCTGATTGTTAACCCCTTTGCTGGCGCTTTTAAGCTGATTTACGACAACTGCGAAGATTTTAGGAATTTCATTGATAACTTTGTAATTTCAGTAAAAGAATTTTTTATAAACGGCTGGAATGCGATTGTGTCGTTTCTTACACAGTCAATTCCGCAATTTATCTCGGATGTTGGCAGATGGTTTGGCGAATTACCGGGCAAAATTTGGGATGGGATTGCCGGGGCGATAGGAGTTGTCTCAGAGTGGGGAAATCAATTGATTTCAGCTGGTGTAAATGCCGCGCAATCCCTTGTTTCAAGCATCTGGAGCACAATCTGTGAGCTGCCGGGAAAAATGCTTGATATCGGAAAAAATCTTGTACAAGGCCTATGGAATGGGATTTCGAATATGACAAGCTGGATACTTGATAAAATCAGAAGTTTCGGAGATTCGATAATGAGCGGAATCAAAAGCTTTTTTGGAATTGCTTCACCCTCGAAATTGTTTGAAGAGCAAATCGGCAAAAACTTGGCACTTGGTCTGGGAGAGGGCTTTACGGATTCCATGGAGAGCGTCTCGAAACAGATGCGAAATTCGATTCCGGCCGAGTTCGGCGTGGAGCCCACGCTTAATGTCGCATACAATCAAGGTTTTGCAGCTCAACCGCAAGCCTCCGGGAACTCTGGAATCACCGTACACATCGAGAATTTCGTAAATAATCGCGCCCAGGATGTCCAGGACTTCGCACAAGAACTGGAGTTTTATTCAAGGCGTAGCAATTTTGCACTAGGCTAAACACGCATTTAACGTAAAAGTTTTTGAAGTCCAGAAACTTTTTTCAAAAAGTTTCTGGCCGTCGGAGACAAAGGGGAGATTTTTTTGAATTATTGTATATTTAAAGGCATAGATTCGCGTGAATTTGGGCTTTATATGGAACGATGCCCGGAAAAAGTTAGTCCAAAAAGGCGTGATGAAACTTTTACGATTCCGGGCAGACATGGTAATTTAATCACAACCGATGGAGCTTTTGACAGTTACATCAGAAGTACCGAATTTATTTTGAAAGATGAAAGGAAAATTGATGAAATCTGTGCACATTTTAAGGGGTCCGGATGGCTAATTTTTAGCAATGAACTCGACCGAAAGTATAAAGCAAGAGTTGCAAACCAAATTGAATTTTCGCATATTATCCGGCATTTTAAGAGATTTGTTGTGGAGTTTGAAGTTCAGCCGTTTGGGTATGATGTTTTTGAACAGACGCTCGTTAAAACTGCACCGTTTAGCCTTTTTAACATTGGAACTTTTGAAGCTGAACCAATAATTACGGTTTTCGGGAACGGAAATATAACGCTTAAAATAAACGGTCAAAACGTGTATCTAACGGGAATTACAGATAAAATCACACTCAATAGCGAGATGCAAAATGCGTATCGAGAAACAACATCGATGAATAACAAAATGAGTGGAAATTTTCCAATTTTAAGTCTTGGCGAAAATTATGTCACATGGCTGGGAAACGTTACGAGGCTTGAAATACAGCCAAACTGGCGATACGTGTGACCACGCTGGACATGTCGCGCCGTTTTTTGAGAGGGTTACCTTTAAACTGCACACGCGCAGGGAATTTTTAGCAAGAAAGAAGAATACTAATGATAATTCTATATGAGAAAAATGAAACTGATTTTACGCATAATGGCTTGATGATTTTGCAGCCAATTGAGGCGATTGTAACCGAAGAATTAAACGGAGACTATTCTTTGAAACTCACGATGCCGCGGGGATTTTCAGATATTGAAATTGAGCAAATTATAAAAGTCCCAACTCCCCGGTTTAATCAGCTTTTCAGGGTTTACAACTCTGATGTTGATATGCTTGGCAATCCCGTATTTTACGCGCGGCACATTTTTTACGACCTACTGGATTATTTTATTGAAGATACTAGACCGACTGGAAGTGGTGCAGCTGCAATTTCAAAAATTCTTGCTGATACACCGTTTACAGGGACTTCAGATATTGAGACAGTGAACACTGCTTATTATCAAATGATAAGTCCAGTTAAAGCAATTTTAAGTGCTGATAATTCTTTTATAGAAATTTGGGGCGGCGAGCTCGAGCGTGATAATTTCCAAATTAGAATGAAAAATCATATTGGTACAGACCGAGGTGTATCGATTCGATATCGCAAAAATCTTACAGGACTACGTCTTGTTACTGATTTATCCAGTGCCGTAACAAAAATCATGCCAACTGGGTTAAAAGCAGACGGTCAAACACTTTTAAAACTACCCGAAAAATACGTTACTTCTCCCCTCATTGATAATTATGTGAACACTAAAACAACAAGGATGCATTACAGCGACATAAAAATTGATGAAGAGACATCCGAAACACAGGTCTTAGAAATGCTCCGGAGTGCCGCAAATAAAGAATTTGAAAACGGTCTTGATAAGCCGCAAATTACCGCCACGGTTGAATTTGTAACACTTCAGGACACAGAAGAATATAAAGATTTTGCTATTCTAGAAAAAGTTTATATCGGTGACACAGTACAAATTTTTCATGAAGATTTGAAGCTGGAGCTTAGCACAAAAGTTATTAGTTACGAATTTGATGCACTTTCAAAGCGTTATATCAAAGTTATTTTGGGCAATGTAAATCCTAAATATGGAGATACTCAGCGCCAATATGTCAAACAACAAAAAGCAGAAACCACAACCGCACTCGAACAAGCAATAATCAATGCAACACAGCTAATAACGGGCAATTCCGGCGGTTATATCGTTATGCACCCAGCAGAAAAACCACAGGAAATTTTCATTATGGATACTCCTGACATAGGCACAGCACAGAAAGTTTGGCGTTGGAATTTATCAGGTCTTGGTTACAGTTCGACTGGAATTAACGGTCCATTTGCTCTTGCTATAACAATGGATGGTGCAATTGTTGCTGACTTCATCACTGCTGGGACAATTAACGGGGCACTCATTAAAGCCGGTTCTGTCGAGGCGGAAAGCCTTTCGCAAGATTATAAAAAGAGTGTCATAGACTCGATAAACGGTGTTGAAACTTCTGTAACTCAGGCATTCAAGGTAGCTGACGGTGAACTTTCGAGCACAATAACTAAAGAAATATCACGAGCCCAAAACGCCGAATCAATGCTATCGTCATCGATTTCTCAAAATGCCAGCAATATTACACTAAAAGTATCCAAGGGAGATGTGAGCAGCCAAATCAGCACTGAAAGCGATAAAATCACAATTTCAAGCAACCGTCTTTCGATTTCATCAACTTATTTTACGCTTAGCAGCAATGGGAAAATAACCTGCACAGGTGCTGATATTTCCGGAACACTCGAAACTGGCGGCACTTACGGATACGTAAAACTAAGCAACGGTCGATTAATTGGCGGAAACAGTTCTGGAGAGTCGGGTTACATTTCATTTAACCATCAAGTTGATGGAAACCCTGGGCCACGGATTGCGGGGACAAATGGACTTGTGATTGCAACGCCCAAGTTTGGTGTTGCGGACTATTTAGGTCCGGGTACAAGTGGGACATATTATCAAGGGCAATCCGCAGCCCAAACGTTCGTCACAAATATTTCTGATAACGGAGACGGAACTATTTCTTGGAACACAAAAACTATCACATTCACAAAGGGACTTATGACAACGTCTCTGTAAGGGAGAAAACAAATGAACATACCAATCGAACATGCAATAAGTTTTATGCAAACTGAAATTGAAGAATTTATTTATCAAAAAATGCAGGAAAGCCAAGTGTCTGCAGGACTTATTGAAAAAATTTTAGAAGGTGTATTATGCCAAATAAGAAAATTAAAAAACCAAGATTTAGAAAAATTAATTTTTGAGTTGAACAGAGAAATACCAACAGTCAGCGAGGAAAAAGTTGAAAAACATACAACGTCATTTGATAATTTTAAGGGGGCAGACGATGGAAGTTTATAAAGCCAAACGCAATGGAACAGCGATTTTTCTTAATCCGGATAAATTCGATGAGTTTTGGGCAAAAGGATATTTAATCTACAAAGTCAATGATTTAGATAATGAAAGTAAAGATGAGCTTATTACTTCACCGGAAATTTTTAAATTGCAAAATTTGCAAACATTTAGTTTAAATGTTGAGGGGGAGCAAAATGACAACAACACTAGTGACACTAGACGTTTGGCAACCGAATGATATTCGTGTTAAAGTCAATCAGGGCGAAGTGAATTCAAGATTTTTGGAGATTAAAATTCTAGATAAGAAAAAAGCATTCAATCTGACGGATAAAACCGTCATTTTTTATGCCACAAAACCCGATGGGAACTTGATTTTTAATTATTGTGAAATTATTGATGCCTCAAAAGGTATTGTAAATCTTGCGATGACCTCGCAAATGTCGATTGTTCCTGGTATCATGCGGGATTGCGAGATTGACATTTTGGACGAGGAACTTACGAAATTAAAAATAAAAGGCCTGTCGATTGAGATTGTCCGATGCACCGATTTTGAATTCGCAATCGAGAGTACATCGGAGTTTACAGTGCTTGACGAAGCTTTGGCTGATGTCAAGAAAGTGATGGACGCGTATTCCGATGAAAATATTATGGAAAAAATAATGTCTATGGATGGCGAAGGCAGTGGGCTGGATGCTGATTTGCTAGACGGAAAACATGGCTCAGAGTATGCAACGGCCAAACAAGGAGAAAAAGCAGATTCTGCAGTTCAAAACATTTTGGGTAAAGGCGAAATTATTATTCCAGATTCGAATAATTCTGTAAGTATAACACCCGAAAATATCGGAGCTGTTCCGAAAATCAGGACAATCAACAAGAAAGAATTATCAAGCGATATAACTCTTTCTTACTCGGATGTTGGAGCAGCGTCAAATGAGCAAGGAACCAAGGCAGACAGCGCCATTCAGGGCATTCGTGGTAATGGAACAGCGATTTTGCCAGATAGTAGCAATATTGTAAATGTGACGCCAGAAAACATTGAAGCTGTACCGATTACACGGACAGTCAACGGAAAATCTTTGTCCAGCAATATCACAATAACCGCCGCAGACATTGATGCAGTCCCCAAAACGCGGACAATTAATCAAAAAGCGCTGTCGAATGATATTTTGCTGTCAGCCGCAGATGTAGGCGCAGCGCCGATTAATCACGGCGAACACGTCCCGGCAGTGCAAGCTGCGGACAACTCAGTTTTTCTCAGAAATGACAACTCTTGGCAACCGGTTACACCTGAAAACATAGGTGCTGCGACAGAGGAACAGGGCCAAAAAGCCGACTTTGCAATTCAAGGGATTCAGCTGAACGGCGTACATATTTCACCAGACATAAATCGCCAAGTCAATATAGTTCTCGAAGGTTCCGGTGGAGCAACGGCTGAGCAAGGAGCAAAGGCTGACTCAGCAATTCAGGGTGTAAAAGTAAACGGAACGTTGGTTAATCCCGACAGTGCTCGAATTGTTGATATTGATGCAACTTCAGTCGGCGCAGCGACAGCAGAACAAGGTGCAAAGGCCGATACAGCTATTCAAGGGGTAAAATTAAACGGAACTCTGATTGAGCCGGATAGCCAAAATATTGTGAATGTTGCTCTCGAAGAAACCTCAGCCGAAGATTTTACTGCAATTATTGAGGCCGATTGGACAATCTCAGAAACTGGCGAATACACTCAAACCATTGCGGTGGCTGGAATTTTAGCTTCAGACAACCCGATTGTTGACGTGATTTTAGATACTTCAAAAGATGTTGCCCTACAGCAGTTGGAAGCCTGGAGTTGTATTTCTAAAATAGAAACTTCTGATGGCAGCATAACTGTAACTTGCCTGGAAGAAGCACCGACAGTTGTCATCCCAATTCAATTGAAAGTAGTGAGATAAATGGGAAGCGCAATTATATCAAGGTATAAAGATAATTACACTACAATAAAATTTGACAATTATAATCCCGGTATTACAGGCCATACCTCGACTGAAATGAATCAAGCGAGGGATTATTTAGCTGCGACCACAGTTGGCAATTATGGCCTTTTTGCAGGTGGATATAATAACGGTTCATATTATTCCACAGTAGATGCATATAACAGCAGTTTAACAAGAAGCACTCCAACAGCCTTAAGCGTAGATAGAAGAGAATTGGCTGCTATTACGGTTGGGAACTATGCTCTCTTTGGAGGCGGTTATAATAACGGTACTTATTATTCTGCAGTAGATGCATACAACGGCGATTTAGCAAGAAGCACTCCAACAGTTCTAAGTGTAGAAAGAAACAAATTGTCAGCAGCCACTGTCGGTGATTATGCTTTATTCGCCGGCGGATATAATGGAAGTTCCCGACTTTCTACAGTGGATGCGTATAACAGCAGCTTAGCAAGAAGTACGCCAACGAGTTTAAGCGTATCGAGGGAATATATAGGTGCAACAACAATAGAAAACTATGCCTTATTTGCCGGTGGATATGTTGGCAATAGCACAGTAAAAACTGTAGACGCGTACAATAAAAGTTTGTCAAGAAGTACAGCACCGGAACTTAATTCTTATACTGCAAATGTCGCTGCAATTGCACTAAGCAACTATGCGTTACTTGCACTTGCTGGACTAAATGACCAGAGTGCAAAATCAACTGTAGATATATACAACAGCAGCTTGATAAAAAGTAATTCAATAGAATTAAGTTTGGCAAGAACAGAGATTGGCGCAACGGCAACAAAAGACTATGCATTATTTGCTGGCGGCCGCGGAACTAATAATGGGTCAAAATCAAATGTAGATGTATATAACAGTGACTTGTTGAGGAGTAATCCAGAAGAGCTGTTCAAAGATAAATTTAGAATTGCCGCGACTACAGTTGGAGAATATGCGCTGTTTGGAGGTGGCGGCAGCACTTCGGGAGACTATTACTCCACAATAGTAGACGCATATTACGGGAACTTGGAGATTACGGTATATAAAAATTCGAGGTACAAATTTCAAAACATGACGGAGGAAAAAGCTGTTAACTCAAGCTTTGAGAGCGTCTCAGTCCCAACCCCTGCAACTGGCTATATCAAGCTCAGGAATACAACTATTTTTTAGAAAGCGGTGAAACAAATGGGCACCACGATTATATCAAGGCGTGGTAGAGGTTCTGCAACGATTAAATTTGAAAATTACAGCAATTCGCCAAGCAAAATTGCGTCAATCAATTTGAGTGAAGTAAAGGAAGACGTGGTCGCGACTGCAACCGAAAATTACGCCTTTTTTGCCGGCGGTCAGACCTATTCCAGCGGCTTTATTATGAAAGATTCAGTCGATGCTTATGATAAAAATTTAATTAAAAGCACACCCAGCGTGTTGAGCGTGGCAAGACATGGAGCTACGGCCGCGGCTATCGCAAATTATGCAATTTTTGCAGGCGGTTCAGCAAGCAGCTACAGCAGCGATACTCAAGCCATAGTCGATGCTTATGACGAAAATTTAACGCGCACCACAGCGACGGAATTAAGCCATGATAGAGACCAGTTTCCAGCAACAACAGTGGAAAATTACGCCCTATTCGGTGGAGGATTTTGGTATGCGCCGAACGGCTCACTGAGAACTGCAGATACAACAGCCGTGGTCGATGCTTATGACCAAAATTTGACTCGAACCAGCGTCAGCGAATTAAGTCAAGCAAGAAATCGATTTGCGGCGACAACAACTGGGAATTATGCCCTTTTGGGCGGCGGTTCATCGGAAATGAGCAACAATGCTTATGCAACCGTTGATGTCTACACAGACGAACTGGTAAAAATAACCGTGTCCGAGTTGAGCCAAGCAAGGAATTATCTGGCAGCGACAACTGTTGGAAATTACGCATTATTTGGGGGCGGAGTTTGCTTCGATGGCGAGATGTCAGATATTTCTTTTGACACAGTTGATGTCTATGATGAAAATTTGGTGCGAAGTACACCTACCGAATTGAGTGTTGAAAGAAGCCAACTTACTGCGACAAAATTGGGAAATTATGCTTTGTTTGCAGGTGGACAAAAAAGAGATGAAAGTTCTTACAAGGACTATTTTTACGATGTCGTGGACTTGATAGACAAAAATCTTGTCCGAAGCACGCTTACGGCCTTGCATACCGGGAATAATTTGCTGTCTTCGGCAAGTGTGGGGAATTACGCACTTTTTGCCGGTGGAGACTATCGTAACAGCGATGTGGTCGACGTTTATAGCATTGCTGAAGGAAGTCTTGCACTGACATTGTACAGCGGATCAAAATATAAATTTCAAAACATAGGAGATGAGCTGACGGTTAATTCGAATATAGAAAATATATCAATTCCATATCCTGTCACGGGATATGTCAAAATCAAAAATACAACCATTTTGGTAGTGTCAAGTAATCTATGA